CAGTAGATAAAATTGATGTTGATGTTCCTGTAGGTTTTACAGTTGAATTAGCATTACTATTATTATCTAAACACTTATAAACATTAAAATCTTCTGTTAAAACATAAAAAGTAGAATCAAATAAAGTAGTTGCTCCACTATTTGCTGTTATAACACTTGAAGATGAACCTGTAACATAATGACCATAGTCGTGTCTATAATAATCGTAAACTGTTCCTGTTGTCCAATTTCTTCTTGGTATTACAATTGAAACATCTGAACTTGTAACTCTTTTAGCAGCAAGTAAGTCATCAAATACGTGAAACTCTTGTGATACTGAATCAACTGGTGTTGGTGGTGAACTATCTGTACCTTCGTACTGTGTTCTACTATCACCTCTTGTTGTTGTACCCCAAGCTTGAGGTCTACCTATTCCTAAATAGTAAACATTTGCTGAACTTTCACTAAAAGATTCGACAAATTGTTCCTGATTGTGGATTCTAAATTTGTTTGTTATTATTGCTGCCATAAATTCCTCTTAAATCTATTTATATTTATACTCATTAACTATAACTTATTGTTATTTCAGTTGGAAATGCTAAATAAGTTTTTAAATTATCAACCTGAAAATCTCTAAATTGTGATATTTGTCCATCTGTACCTGTTATCTTAGTACCTATGATTCTATGTTGATTCCAGTCAGCTAAAGTCATAGGTTGAATGTACGAAGTAGTTACACTATCCGCACCTACAGCCGTAGTTTGTGGATATGCACCACCACTATATAGATACCAATATTTGTTAATATCTTTAATTCTAGGTCCTGCCACAACATAACCATATTTTGTATCAATATCTCTAACTGTAACTAAAGGTCTGGATTGTAATTTTAAAGTAATTGCTTGTTTTAAAGTTACATCTCTTGTATTTTTATCTAATGGTGTTATTGTTGAATCACTAAAGTCTGGATCAACACCAGCTTGTGGTGAAGCTCTTAAAGTTGTACCATCAGTTTCTGTTCCTAATCTTCTTCCAAAGATAGTAGAGAATAATGTATTGATAATCATTGCTACACCATCATAATCAATACTTGTATTAAGACCTGTAAATCCTCTAATTCTATTATTAACCTGTGTTTGAATATCTACTTGACCAGTAAAATAAAAACCACCTGTGTGAACTGTCTTTTTAAATGAGTCTCGCCAGTCGTTTATTGATCTTCCAACTTTTACAACATAAGAAAAATCTTGGTAATATAAACTGTCTTGTATTCTCATTGTTGTTTCAGATACGTGTCCATCTTCATTTAAAAACACACCAGCTGTATCTGTTGTTGCTACAACATTTACAGTAGCTGTTGCTTGATCTATTTTTTTAATTGTAGCAGTTGCGCCAGAAGTAGAACCTGTGATTGTTGTATCTGCGGCAAACGTTCCTGATGCTCCACTTAATATAATTAAATTTCTATTATTGTCTATGGATTCAAAAGTTGCTGATACAGCTGTAGAGTCACTTGCTATTCCTGTAACTGTTTCATTTGATATAAATGTTCCTGATTCATCACCTACAATTAATTTTGTTCTTAATGCAAGTGTAGGTGGTGATGCTGATTGTTCGTGTTCTGCACCTGATTCAACAATCTTTAAAGATAATATTCTTCCTATTTCAGAACCGTATGCATAAATTTCTGCACCTGAACCATTTGTATCATCAGCTTCTACAATTGGAAGTGATGTATAATTTCCTCCAGCATCTACAATTCTAATATCTGTAATATCACCTGAACCTGTTCCTGATTCTTGTACAATTTTATTTCCTGTGTATGAATCACCTCTTACAGTTTCATCTTCTAAAATAATATGGTCATTAATTGTTGACTCTGATGTTTCCTGTGTAAATCCTCCATTAACAACTGAAATTTTTGCTACTGCTGAACCACCACCTGTGTTTGTATTTGTAAAAACTATATCATCTCCAATTTCATATCCTGAACCACCATTATCAATAATAAATTCTGTTATTCCTGCTCGACCTACATCATCAACGTTTATAGTTGCTCCTGTTCCTCCTCCAGTAACAGTTACAACATCGCCTGAATTATAAAGTGCTCCATCATTTGTAATAGAAATTGTTCCAGGTATTCCTGTAATAGTAGATTTTATATATGTGTCTGCTTCATCAGTTTGTGTACCTCTTACAACTTCACTAATTAAAAATGTACCAGATATTGTATCTTCATTTAAAACAAATTCTGTAACTTCATTTGCACCTATTTGAAATTTAAATACGTTTTCTATAATTGCTGTAGCACCTGATGTTTCGCCTTCGATTGTACGACCTATTAAATCAGCAGTGTCACCTGTTAGTAACTGAGAATTTGATTGAATAGCTCTCATAATTTTACGAGTATCCCATTTACCATCTGATACTCTTAACATTTGTTCTCTAGGATAAATGATTTCCGAATCTAAATTAAACAATAATCTAAAAAATATATCGTGTCCTCTATTTGTACCTTTTGATCTATAAAGTGATTTTATATTTTTAATTAGTTTTCTTTTATCAACATTTGTATCTAATAATTCAGGTAATGTATTTAAAAATTCATTTCTAAATCTTGTTAAGAAATTTGATATTGTTTTATCAGGATCACGGAAATTTAATAACTCTTGTATATTGGTTACAGGATTTGGTTTGTAATTATTAATGACAGCACTTGCATTTGATGAAGTACCTAATACGGTTTCACCTATTTTAAACTTATTTTGTGCTGATATAAACAATCTGCTATTAGTTAAATCTTCTCCTAAAATTGTGGCAGTTGCTTTAGATGTTTGTCCTGTAATTGTTTCACCTCTTGTAAATTTTCCAAAAGATGAACTTTCTAAAATAATTTTATCACCTTCGTCTAAGGCAGTTCTATCTGTATCAATACGAGAACCATTTAATATTAAATTATTTGTTTGTGCTGTTTCTGTTTCTAATTGAATACCATCTGTTGTTTCAACAGAAGTTACAACTAATTCAGCAGATTCTAAAAATTGATAATATGTTTTTATAAAAGATAAAAATTTAGGGTGTTGTTCTAATACAAACTCTGGAGCTTGTTGATTTATTAGATGTGATATTTTATCTTTAAAAGATGCCATTGTCTTATGTTGAGTAACTGCTTGATGTTGTATAACCTACACCAGCGTCAGCAGAACCTCCAACAAAAGTGTCGGCAGTAACAGTAATATTAGAATTTTGAGTATCAATTTCTAATATTTGTGCTCTAACAGGAACAATATCATTTGAGTTTGGTTGTACTGTTAATTCTATTACACTTGATGCACTACCTCTAATATTTTCTACTGAAGCAATGTTTAAAGAGTTAATTGTGATTTGTCCTGTTGTATAATTAATTGTTCCTTGAGTATTATTTGCATATACTCTTGTTGCACCAGATAAACTATATCGTCTTACATTTCCAGAACCATCATCATCTAAGTAAAAAATTGTAGAAGTATCTCCTGTTATTTTAAATCCTGATGAACTTAATACTCCACCTTCTGCTGATTTGTGACCAGTGTGTGGATTATAAATTGCATTTCTAAAATAAACATCATATTTTGTTGAACTTGCCAATGTTGGTGTAAATGTTTTTCTAATTTGTAAAGTAGTGATGTTTGAAAGAATAGATGTATCTGTATCATCTATTGCTTTTGAAACTTTTGAATATCTAAAGACACTATCAAATTTTTGTAAAGTAGTAGAATTATAATTTGTTAATGTCGTTAATATATTTGATTTTAAAGTATCTGCTGTTTTTGTTGTTGCTTTTTCATCATACTTAACTGTTGATGTTAAAAGAATTTTAGTAGTTTCAGGATCAACAATTTCTGGTCTTACTGAAGCTACATTATATTTTTTTAATTGAGTAACTAAACTTGTTTTTGTTGCATCTGTTAATGTAGAACCTGATGCTGCTTTAATCGCAATTTTAACAACACCATACACAGGAGTTTCTTCATCTTCTCCACCCCAAGCTGAAACTGCTTGAGCATTTGGATATAATTCTTGTACAAGTGTTTCGTAATCACTTGTTGTTACAGCTCTATCTTGTCTGGAATATTGTAAAGGTGCATTGTATCTTATTGATTCTTTTGATTGTGGTTCAGCACCACCTTGAGCATTAGATATTGTTGAAATACTTACATCTGTAAATCCATCAATAGAACCTGATAAATTAAATGTTGATGCTCCATTTGCTTCCGTTTTATTTGATACAACATATTCTAAAATAACTATGTTACCATCTGCTAATGATTTACCTAAAACACCATCACCAAAATAAACTTCAAATTTACCATCTTCTGTTTCTTGTAAGAAATAAACTTTTGATGTATCATCTAAAGAACTAAATCCTGTAGCTTTTGTATAAGTTGATGTTGTTGTATCTGATACTGAATTTTGAACTGATACTTTTAAAGTAGATGTATCTGCATTGACACTTGGTATAATAAATCTTTGGTCAACGTCTGTACTATCAACTGTATATTTAAAAGTTACTAATGTTCCCTCGTAAATTGAAATACTTGAAAACTTATAAACACCACTAACTGGTGAAATTGTGTGAGATGCATTTGTAACAAATTGATATGATGTACCATCTACTGTTGTGGTAAACACAGTACCTTTATTCATTGTTACTGTTGAACCTGTTCCATTATTAATTGTTATATCAATAACAGCAGTTGGTGATTTTGCTGATGTAGGTGTATAACCTAACATCTTAGCAATAGATACAATATTTTTTCTAATGTCAGCTGAATCCAAATACATTTCATTAGCTAACATATTAGCATTAAAACCTAGGTAATGTGTATTGTATGCTAATAAATCTAATAACACAGCCATACCAGAACCTTCAAAATCATAATCCTGAAACTCTGATTGTTTTTGTAAAAATGTTTTTAGATTTGCTTTAATATTATCGAAATCTAATTCTGATACTTCTAATTTTTGACTTGCCATTTTATCTTAATCTTTCTAAAAATGTTTCTACTGTTACTGGTAGTGGTGAACCTATAATATAAAAACTAATTGATACAGCATAACGATTGTTGTCAATGTCAGGTCTTGCAACAATTTGAGCAAGTCTAACTCTAGGTTCAAAATTTATTATGACTTCTTCTATCTTTCTTTGTAAGTTTAAAGCTGTTAATGGTGATACAGGTTCAAACAACAATGCTCTAACGTTACTTCCAATCTCAGGGTGAAAAGGTCTTTCAAAGTGATTGGTTTGAATTAAGTTACGAACTGATCTTTTGATAGCTTCTTCGTTACTTAATTTATTTACATCATTTGTAACAGTGTTTCGATTAAAGTCTAAGTCTATATCTCTAAAGGTTCGACTTCTTCTTGTGCTATTATTAGATATGTTTTCAACACTATAATTTGCCATAACTCTAATATTTATACGATTTTTATTAACCTACAAAGATGTTATCTGAACCAGAAGTCATAGCACCACTATCGGTACTATCGCCAATTCTAGCTACAAAGGCACCCGCAACTCTTACCGTTGAAGAACCAACATTTACAAATCTTACGTGAGGTGGACAAGGTGGATTAGGTGGCGCAGCGTGAGAAACAGTTGGATCACCAACTCTTGCTATGAGTATTCCGTTTGCTCGTACCGTTGATTGTCCTGGAACATCAAGGGTAGTTGTTGTAGCACATATGTGACCTGTACTTAAACTATCACCTTGTCTACAAACTGCTGGCATATTATCTTCCTTGGCCTCGATTTATTTTAAAATTTCGTCTTCTTTGTTTGTTCATTGTAGAATAACTAATTCTTGTAGGATTATTACCCATAGATGTTTTCTTTTTTACACCTTCAATTTTAGTTGCTATTCCATATTGTGATTTTTTTGCCATTACTTACTTAATTTCTTCTTTCTACCCCAAGGTAATTTAATTGTTTCAGT